AGTGAACTTCCATGTTATCAGTTGAAGAAGTAGCTGCTCCACCAACAGATCCTAAGACCCATGATTTCATTCTACGATCTTCAGTTTCAGAAGCTCTATATCTTACGTGTAAGAAAGGACGTCTAATATTAGATCCTAACTGCTGATCGTAAACTGTAGAAGTTCCAGCAGGAACAACAACACCTTCTAAATCATGTAGTAATCCTCTAGTAGTAGCATCATTTAAGTATCTCCAATCAGTCTTGTAGAAGTCATAAGAACCTCTTCTAAAACCTGAAAAACCTAAATTAAGTGCCATATTCTCATCGTTATCAAATAAACCATAAGAAGTTCCACCAGAACCATATGAATTAAGACCAGCTAGTAAATCATCAATCTCTAAAGTCATAGATCTATTTAAGAAAAGCATGTTTTCCTCAATAGCTCCTTGCTTATCAAGAGTTGATAATATAGAGTCAAAATCTGCTAAAGTTAAGTCGTCAGCATTTCCTGATTGAAATATGTGTCCACCACTTTCAATTTGGTGTAACATACCTTCAGTACCTGCTAAAGTTGCGTTTGTTCCAGGGACAGACTCTACCATAGCCATTTCTAAGTAATCTTCAAATCTTAGTCTTGTTTCAGACTCAGCTTTTAGATACCATAAATAACCAGATGTTCCGTCTTCTGTAGCAACTTCTACCCAACCAATCTGTGCAGCATCAGAACCATTAACTTCGTAATAATCTTTGATGATGATAGGATTGTTTGTTTTAGTTGTAAAAACAGGCTGTAAAGCTTCTGTTCTACCAGCTGAACCTTTTGCAAACTCAGAACCGAAAACAAATAAGTTTACGGCTTCTCCAGCTGCTAGAGTAGCATTACTTAAAGCAGCGTAGTTGTAAGGATCAACTGTAAGAGTAGTAACCAAGTTACCACCAGCTGTTGTTCCTGCAACAGTTTTAGCTGTAACAATAGCTACAACTCTTTTAGTTGATGCTGGCTCTAAAATTGATAATAAATCACCAATTCTAACAGCACAGTTTTCTCCTAAAGTGTATATTTCTATCTTGTTAGCAGTATGACCATCAGTAGCTTTAAGTTTTGCTCCTTTACTGTTAGCAAAAGCCGCATGACCAATGTGTAGTCTATTTTGTTCAGACCAAATTACTTGATCCGATGTCATTGGCATCTCTGCGCCAACCATTCTTAAAAAACCATTTAAGGTTCTGTTTCCGTATCGCTCTACTTCTTCCTCGTATAATTCAGGTAAGAATTGTTTTGACCAACCTTCACCATTAGCTTGGAAATCTAAGTAGTTAGCATTAGTAACTACTTGAGATTGCTCAGGCTGAATAGCGGTAGAGTCGTGTGTACTAGTAAATGTATAACTCATTTTCTATTTTTTTTGTTAATTGTTATCGTTTTATTTTTAATCTTGAACTTGTAATACCTCCTACTGCTCGTACTTTTAAGCCTCCAACATTTATATTAGAAGCACTATTTCTAGGCTCTGATGATAAATTTTTTGACTTAGCCATAACTTCTTTTACAGAGTCAGCCTTACCTTGTTCATAAAAATGCTTAGCAATTGCATCAGCATTTTCTCCTGCAAAAATAGCTTTGTGATAACCATTGAAATCTTTAACATTACCTTCACCATCCAGAAACTTCTGAACAAAATTAGTTAAATTCGATTGTTTATCAGCAACATCATTAGCGTTATTAACACCATATCTAAACTGTTTCTCACCTAAGTTAAATTCAAAACCTTTGAAATCGTTAAAGTGTTCTTTGGTTTGTGATTTAAACGTACTGTGTTGTTGTTCAGCTTTTTCTTGCTCTTTGTTGTATCTGTTGAAAAATTCAGATGCTTCTTTTTGGTCTTGAGTTACGCCGGGTCTCAACTTGATTTCGTCGTAATATTTACTCTTTGTTTCCTCTAAAAAGCTCTTAGCTTTTGCAACTTCTTCTTTGTACTCTAGTTTCTTTTTTCTAATCTCTCTATCTTCGGCAAGTTCCTTATCATAAGAAAACTTATCTTCTAATAAAAAGTTTATTTCTTCAGAGTCCAAATGCGGTTTTGTAGATTTATAATACTCAGTTAATAAAGCATCATTGTCTATACTCGAATAATCTCTATTTAATCTAACATAGTCTTCTACTGTTCCACCTGTTTCTTTCATAAAATCAACTAGCTTTTCTACATTTTCAGGTAGTTGAACTTGCTCGATGATACGCTCAGGTGTTTTAATTTCTTCTTTAACCTCTTGTTGCTCTTCAGTTATCTCGATTATTGGAGAATTTGAAACAACTTTTTCTTCAGTAGTCTCTTCTTTAGCAACAGGTTTTTCTTCTACAACTTCTTGTACTTTAGCTTCTTCTACTTCTTCTATAGTTTTAGCTTTTATAATAGTTGCTTTTTCTTGAGATAATTTCTTAGGTGTTTTTTTAACCTTGAAAGAACCTTCTTCTTGTACTTTTTCTTTTGACATAATATAATATAATATAATAGTTAATAATATTTAGCTAGGCATAAATTGGTCTAAACCAAAGCCTCCTAAATTGTCGTTGCCTTTAGATTCAAAAGAATCAGGACTTATTTTTTCTTGTTGTGTTTGTCTTTGTTCGTTGCCTTGCATAGACACTCGTTTATCTTTTCTATCTTCTTTAGCATCGTCAACCTGTGACTTAGCTTTAGAGGAAGCTCCAGCTAATTCCATATTGTAATTAAACTCTTGCTCCATCATTTCTTTTTTAATTTGAGCTTCTCTCTCTAACTTTTGAATATCAAACTGAGACTTAGCTTGTTCAAGCTGTATTTTTTGCTCATTTAATACTTGTTGTTTTTGAGTTTCAGCTAATGAAACTTGTTCTGCTGCTTGAGCTTGAGCCTGCGATTGAGCTTGCATATTTTGTTGTTGCATGGCTTGTTCTTTAGCTTGTTTCTCTTCACGCTTCTTTTTAAGCATTCTATTAGCTAGCTTTAAGTTTTTAACTTCTCTAAGTTCTATAGCATCTTCTAAGTATATTTGACCTCCTTGTAAAGCCACTTGTATATTTTGTTCTAATAACTGCTTGTCAGCTTCATCTGGCTCTAGGTTTAAGAATATTCCAAAATCTAAAATATTGCTAGAATCTAGCTCTGTTAAAGTTTTAGAGTTATATAAAGATATACTTTGTATTAATGCTTGGTAAGTAGTAGGGTAAGCTATAGCGTCTGCTATTCTCATGCTTATATTTTCACATGTTCTCAATGTTATATATAAGCTTGATTGCAATATATGTCTAGTTGCAACGTTTGAATTTGCTGCTGCGAGTTTTTGTAAACCTACTAAAGCATATTTATCTGGATTACTGCCATCTCTAGCTTCATTAAGACCAGTTACGTCTCTAATCATTTGGAGATAATACTGGTAAGTTTGAATTAGCCCTTGTATCTTACCCATACCGTTATTTGTATTAAGCTCTTGTATTGGAACTCTTCCTGGATTTCCAGTACCGTCCTGAGTCATAGATCTTCCAACTATAGAACCTGTTTGAAAATACATATTTAAAGCTTCTGCAGGATTATAATTAGTTCCATTACCTAAATCCACTTCAGATAAACCATCTATATCCATATAAACACCATCAGGTATTACTCTAGACATAACTTGCTGAAGTTTTAAATGAGTTATTTGTATCATGTCAGCGAATGTAGTAATTCTACTAACTAAACTTTCTATCCTACCTTTGTACATTCTAGGAGCTACTAAAGAATAATTCATATTTACTTTAGCTATATCAGCTTCTGGTCTTGTCATGTTTTCTGACATCTTCCAGCTTAGCATTTTTTGAGTACCTAGTACTTTAGCTCCTGAATAAAGTACTTCAATAGATCTGTGTGCTTTCTTAAAGTTATCATTATCTTCTGCTTCTAAAAAAGTATCTTGTTTTTCTAGTGCTTTTTCAAATCCGTTGTCCTTTTTCTTTATTTTAAATACTTGGTTTGTATATGTTTTATAATCAAAATACAGAACTTGAACTGTTTGATTATCATACTTACTTCCAAATGCTCTAGTATTCTGTTGGCTTCCGTTGTACTTTTGTAACTCTTTAATATCTTCACTAGTAAGTTTAGGAAACTGTTTTACTAATTCTGGCAAGCTAATTGCTTTAACTTCTCCTACATAGTATAAGTCATCAAAGTAAGGATCTTCTGTATATGAATAAACTAAGTTAGCAGGATCTACATATTCAACTTTAACACCTTCGCTTTCGTTAAAATTTGTTTTAGTGCAAGCTATTCCTAATACTGTTAAATCATAGTTTAATCTTCTTCTTGTTAAATCATATTTGTTTTTCTCAAGTATATAGTTTATAGCTTCTTCTTGAGCTACTTCTATAGATTGCTTGTAATCAAATTGCATATGAGCTTCTATGTCTTCTGGCTGTGTTGGTACGTTTTTACCTTTAGGTCCTCTTGAAACATCTTTTCCAGTTGCAGCTTTTACAGCTTCTATATACTTGGCTGCATTAATGTCTTCTAATATGCTTTCTGCATACTTAGTTCTTTTACTTACAGAAGTTGGGTCTTGTGAGTAAGCTTTTAACTCGTAATTTCTTTGTGATATTCCATTTACTAATATATCTACAAACTTAGGTACTACTGGTACAGGCTTCCAATCTAAGTTTAAATAAGATAAATCACCATTTATAGACAGCTCATCTTTATATTTTTGAACAGATTGTTCTCCTCTAGCGTAAAGCCTTAGTCTGTGGAAGTTATTGTAGTTAGTGTTAAACCTATCGTATACTCCCCTGTCATTTTTAAACCACTCATTTTCTATAGCTCTACCTACAGCTAATCCATACTCTAGAGTAGCTTTCTCTGACTCAGGTACAACCTGATCTGGAAACGAACTATTATAATTAGTATTTATCATTTATATTATTTTTGAATTATACCCTTTATTATCATATCTTTTAATTCCTATTTTAACTTTATTAAAGGATCTTGCAGCAGTAGGATTATATTTTTGTTTATTAACTGCCATTATAGCTAAACCTGAACTTATAGAAGCATCGTGCTTAGTTCTGTTATTTATATCAAATTTAGCCCAGTCTTCTAAAGTTCTTTGGAAATACATATTACCATATTGACCATCATCTGAAACTCCTACATGATTTTCTATATAAGACTCAATTGCAGCAGCGTGAGCTTGCTTAATATCTTCGCTGGTATTAGGTATACCTCCTATCTCTTTTTCTGTAACAGATAGTTTGTTCCAAATTTTATCAGGTCTATTTATGCTAAAGTTTCTATAACCTCTTCTTTTTAAATAATACAATAAACGAGGTTTATTATTTTCTGCTAGTATAGGCATTGCATAAAAGTGTAATGCCATTAGAACATCTTCAAAGAACATCTCAGCTGTCTGAGGTCTAGATACATATTCTAAAAAAAAATGATTAGGAGGACAATCAAACAAACTAAACTTAGTTAGTCCATGTAACGCTCCTTTAGAGCCGCGACCATCAACAGTACCGCTAATATCATAAGAGTCACAGCCAAATGCTCCAACGTCTTTATTGCCTGGGTATTTAATTCCATTTTTAATTATTACATTATTTTGATCACTTCCGTTAGGAACCCAAGATATGTAAAATCTACCTTTGTTACTAGGGCAAAATTCAACTTTAGTATCTTTAATACCTCCAGCCCACATAAAATTACCTTGAGTCACAATCTTTGAATTATCAAAGTCAGAATTATAATCTACTTGTTCATATATTTTAGTAAGATTAAATAAGCTGTCTTTACTTTCATCTCTAAAAGCGTGTTGCTCTGTTCTAGGAAACTGTCTGTAATATTCATTCAAACTGTCGCTATCTCCTTTTAAGCCTTCAACTTCATTTTCCCAATGCTCAATAATTCCGCTTGTAATTTCATTACCGTCTGCTCCTTTAGGATTATTTTTTCTTCCAATGAAAACAGGTAGTCCGTAACTGTCAATGAATCCTTCGTAATTCCACTCCATAGGAATGAACAAGCTATACAGTCCAGAAGTTGTTTGTCCGTTTTTATTTCTTTTTGTAACGTCTGAATTATAGTATAATTTTTTAAAGTTGTTTCCACCTTTGTCTAATGCGTTTGAAGTTGAGCCCATCATGCACTTTCCTACGATTCTTGATCCTAGACGTAGTGTAGTTTTTGTAACTCTCCAGTTGTTTAATATATTATCAGGTCTTTCCCATTTACCGCTTTCATCGTGAGCTAATAGTTTTAGTTTTTCACCATCATAAGAGTTATCACCTGTGTTTTTCCAGTCAATAGTTGTATCAAGTCCATCTAGTTCTCTGAGCTGTTCATTCGATTCAAGCTTCCTTCTAGTAAGTTTTGATGCTGGAACACGATACGCCAATTCAGTCTTCGGCCTATCCATACCATCTTGAATGGGTTTAAAAAAGAACGGGTAGTTGACTGATATAGGTACAACT